CTGCTTTGACCGATAACCAGAAGTAACTCTTAATGGCTTTCCAAAGTGATTGCGACAAGGCTGAAAGATATTCTTTGCAACTTCCTTTAAAGCAATTAGGTGCGATACCGTTGGCTCGTTCACAATCCCTTTTCGTAAAGCAGTCGCAGAGTAGGTCGCTTCTGCAAGGCTTAAATTTTCGCATAACATCATATCGTTGTTAGTTCTATACAGGCTTCTCTTATTTACTATGAGGTGAGGGCTATGCACTCATCATCGGATAGGGCAGTTGGGAAGAGTATTGATTGGTTTATTTTAGATATCGTATCTCCCTGAATTGAGTCTACCAAGTTTATAGTAGCGCCGCTAATAGTATGTTTTGATAATGGTACACTCGGTGTTGGGTATGTAGCTGTGCTTGAGAATTTTTCTTGATTATTGACAAACACCTTTATATTCCCACTACTATATTTCAAAGCAACCTTATGTCTATTTCCTATTACGAATACCGATGCAACATCATCAATGACTTGATAAACATTGTTGTAACGGACAAGTATTTGAAGTGATGTTTTATTATAATCTAAAACTCTCCATCCTAAAAAGTCGCTAAATCCCGTAGCGTTAGCAACAAATTGACCATAAAGACCTCCACCATTGTTCTCATATACGAAGTCTAAAAACATTGTCCCTTCGGTTTGACCAATAGATGATGTAGCATTATTTACTACACAAGATTCAGCCAACCTCGTTTGCGATACCCCATATGTAGGTATGTAACTTGTGGGATAGGAGGCATCCGATTCCATTTGATAACCCCAAATAAAATATGAGCCGTTTGATACTCTTGTTCCGCTACCATCTGCAATAGCCGTTCTTACCCTTGTATCAAATTGCGTATTGTTTGTGCTATCGGTACATACAAGTGTTAAGCGATACCATCCGTTTCCAGCATCTTCAATTTTGGTTGCGTCATCTACAACGCTGGTTGTTCCGTTTTCACTTTTTGAACCCTTAACTCCGTTTTGAATATCAAAAAAAACTGATACGGAATTAGAAAATCCACCCCTCAATTGAAAAAAACGAATCCATTGAACGCCACTATCCTCTTTGATGTATACGCTTTGCGTTTTAGTGTTCCCACTTGTTCCCACTTCTTGATAGGCAATCTGCTCACCTCCAGTAGTGCCTGTTAACATCTTGTAAGCATTCTGCAATCCTTCGGGGCTTGTTGTAGCGTTTGGTGTTGGCGTTAAATCGGTTAGGTCTAAACCTTCAATGTACTCACTATAAGGCACAAGATTAGTCCTACTCGGTTCAAGCAATAAAGAAGGACACGAACCATTAGAATAATCTAATCTCGGCATATCCTCAAGTATCCCTCCTGCAACAGGAGCAGTAGTAGTCTCTACATAAGGGTAGGCTACTAATCCTTGATTGTATTGTGCTGCATAGATATGAGCAGTATATGCAATACCTGTATCATTTCTTAATTGAGGAAAGGCAATTGTATATCCGTTACTTACACCAAATAATTCAAAGCGTTGCCATTGGTCAGTTAATGTCTTTGCAAAACCACCTCCTGAAATTGTAGTGAAAATCTTTATAGTTTGTGTTCCACTTGGAACTCTCATATATACACTAAATGTATAAACACCTCCATTTATAACACTTAATTGTTGCTCAATTCTTGAAGATGTATTTGTAGTGAAATTTATTTCCCAAGCATCATTTCCTCCATTCGGGTCAGCAACTCTTGCGCCTAATGTAGCACCTCCTTGTAATGTCCAAGTAGTATCAAACTGATTGCTTTGCAAGAGGCGATTCTCATACCCTTTCTCTATATTACCATCCGCATTAACACGAGTAGCACTTATATTACTACCTCTTGTGAAGGTAAAGTCTCCCGTACCATCCGTAGGCTTTAAACTCCCAAGTGTACCATCCTCATAGCCACTCGGTATCATTACCAAACTTGCTGACTCTAATGCATTCATATTTCTATCGCTACCAATTCATTCAACGCTGCGTAAGTACAAGCCTCCGCCTCAAATACATCCATACGAGCCTGTAATGTATATACATACTCACTTGTCTCTACTATCTTACTAACCGTATCCGTAATAATAACACCCTCGTTAGGGTCGGCTAAATACGCAGATAAAGTCAAAGTACCATCCGCAAGAGATGATACATCTACAGGAACATCTACATCTGTATTATTTCCCATATCGTAGTTGCCTTTGAGTTCACCTCCTTGACCATCCGTAATGGTATAGTAGACATACGCAAAGGCTTGACCGTTCCCTACATTAAAACTCGCACTTAAATAGTTTTGAAAGTCCAAGACATCTTGATTCCAAGAGATGGTATACCCAACAGGTGGGTCTGTGTCTATCAACAACCCTATCCCTTGCGCTCGTACCGAGCCATCACAACAAGCTATAGAGTAGGTTGAGGTGTCCCAACACAAACATCCTCTTCTTCCTCCTTTTGGAGATGTCCTACTCGGTATATAATTCTTCTTCATCTATTGGAGGGTTACAATATGTTGAGTTAGGGTATAGGATACAATAAGCCGTAGCGTATTCATCTCTTGCACTTGAACTACCAAAGGAGTGAATACCCATTGGCGTAGGCCAGACTAAATACTGCTGCCATACTTGGTTAGGTACTTTCTTCCAATGTACATCTACGGCATACTTCTCACTTACTATCGCAGGGGTGAGTTCGTTTCCTTCTTCATCATATGTTGCAGGAGTTTTGGTAAGGTATCCCAACTTCACTACTGCTTCAGTTAGGTTTCCTTCCTCATCTCTTAAGAGGTCTATTGCAGCATCTGCTGCTGCCTCATCTACAAATTCATATTTACGAGTTATCATAGTTCTGGGTTTGGATACCATTCAGCACCTAATGATTCTTCTATCGTTAGCGTAGCATCATAATTAGGATGCTTGGGTATTGCAAAATCCAATCCGTTGGGATGCTCTACGATGGTTGCCCAATTCGTAGTTGTTCCGTTGTACCCCTCGCCAGTCGTTACAAGGGTGTTGTAGGCTTCCAAATCTGCCTTTGTTGTGCTTGTGTAGTACGCCATTAGTAGATTGAATAAAAGTCGTTAATGTTGGTTTCTATGCCCGTGCGGTTGCTTGATTGGTCGGTGTCCCATCTTATAAATTCTTGATAGTTTATATTAGACGAAGCAGAATTAGCGTAATCCCTACCAAGAGACAACCCTACAAAACTTGTATTGGCACCACTAATACCAGATGCAACAGATGTGTTATTTATATGAATCAAAGAATTTGGCGAATTACTTATATTGAAAGCCAATTTTTGTGTTGTATCAGAATTTGCAGAACTTGTTAATACTACACCTTCAAACATAATTTCTTTTTGTGGTGTTGAATTATCCGAACCATAATAACTTCTATTTGCGGTGTTTTGAACTCCACAATCAAAATAACAATTGAAAGAAGCGTTTAAAGAATCTGTGTTATATACAAATAAATCCGTTTTTATTACACTTGTAGTGAAGTTGTTATTAAGCAACCTTTTATTTAAAGATTGAATTGTTGGCTTATTATTAAGTAGCAAAGTAGAACCACTTGAAACGATTTTAGGTTGGTCTGCCGCACTCGCTTGTGTCACATCATTCCCATTCCCACTTTGGTCGTACCAAGTTACTACATACGCATCCAATCCGCCAGTACAGCGTGCCTCTAATGTTGCTGTGTCTAATTCATTGTTTACAAAACCAATGTTGTATTCTGGCTGACCTGTTGTGTCAACCCGTACACGAACACAGGACTCACCGCTCCACGCAGAAGAAAGCAGTCGTAAAGAATATGCAGCAGCAGCACCTGAATAAGTATCAAGCAATCCTGTGAATGAAGGAGCAGAAGCAGAACCTACAAGGTTGGTCTCATCGTGTCCATATGATAGGGCGTGTATCTTACCCCAATCTATTGTATTTCCCATATCTTAAATATCTTCTGGAACAGGTACATAAGTGATGCGTTCCAATTCATTTAGTTGGTCGTGTATTGCCGCAAAGGCAGAATCATTCAATACCGCAGTTCCTACAATCCAATTGTCGTTTCCATCTTTAGCAAACTTCAAAAGGTTGTCTCCGTTTCTATATCCATCTAAAGCCTCGTATTGGGCTTGTGTTGCTTTTAATACTATCATAAGGCAGATTTGTATGTGTTCAATGCACTATAAAAATCAGCGTTTTCACTTACTAATGAAGCACCCATTGCAAAGAATGCTACTTCAGTAGATGAGTAAAAGGGACCCGCTCTTAAAATCGTTTGGTTTTCTTGAGCAATATCTGTGCTATTCGCCGTGTGTGTTGTGCTTGTGGTGTCTTGGAATGCCGTCATATTCGTAGAAGATGTGCGATTAAATTGGCGCAATTTCTTTGAAGAATCAGAAAAATTTACTACGGGAGTAAATGAAGCACTACTTCCCATATTAATCCTTTGATTAGTGCTTGAAGCAGACATTCTAATACAATTAGAAACACTTGAGGGAACACCCGTAATGAAATTATTTAATACAAAAGTGTTGTTCCATATAGAAATGGATGCATCGTTTAGAGTATAATTAACCCCACTCACACTTGGGTCAAAATTAGTATCTAAATAAGAACTTGAGCCATTACCAGTAAAACCACCATTAGCCGTAAATGTCGGACTATTCACTTTTGTTGTTTGGAAACTTGTAGGAGACTTCCAGTTCAATGTAGCATAGTCGCTATCGCCATCCGTAGCGAACACATAGAACACATCAAGTTTATCCCAAACACCTGCCGTTTTCAAATCCTCTACAAGTGTATTCTGCAAGGTTTGTTGTGATGCACTTGGTGCAGTATATCCAAGAGATGAGGCTTGGTCTAATACGGCTTGATAGTCAGCATCAAAACCACCTGCCGTAGCAGCACCTGTACCCCAATTGATAGCATTGTTTACTGCGCCCTGTCCCCAATTTATAGTGTTGTTAGCCATTCTTCTCTAATTTTTTCACAAGCTTCTCAAGCCTCTTTAAGTTAACCGCCTTTGGTTCGTAGCGTTTCTTACATAACCCATCCTTGAAAGAGGGCATCTTTGTCTGGGTACATATCTTCATCTGTACTTGCATTATATTCAGGAAAGTTTGCATTGTTGAAAGACATATAATCAATAAACCTACGAGTGTAGTGTTCAGCAATGTCTCTATGCTTATTAGTTAAGAAGTCTACCTCACTCTTCTCCATAGCAATACTGTTCTCTGCCGTGTGCTTGTAAGCACCTCCATTACCTATCGTGTAAGCAGAATGAGGTAAGTATTCTACCATAGCCCAATGAATCAACATCGGTTGAACATACTCATCCAATAGGTTAGCGTAGTTCACAGGCAAAGTATCCGCAATGATGTCATTACGCAACTTGTCGTACAACTTTGTGCCAAGATAGTTTTGGATGTGAATCTCTTGAGCGATTTCTATAAACTGCAAGAACTTATCGCTATCTACATTTCCAGAGATTACGCTATTGCGTACTAAATCATCTCTTTTTATAAATAATACCTTTGCCATTATTTTCCGTAATTAGGGTGATGACCTTGTCTCGGCATATCAATAGGGGCTACCGCAACCTCTTGAGGGTTTTTAGGTAGTTTAAATCCTTCTCGTACCGCTTGGTTTACATTCACATATCTTGTACCTCTCAAGGCATCGCCTCCGTAAGGTTCTCCATTCTTATTTAACTTCTTCTTGTACACTCTACGCTCCCATCTGTGGTAGCAGTTTACTCCTCCCTTGTACTTAAACAAAGAATAGTTTCTACCCTTGTGTCCGAAGCTCTTGTTTACACCTCTTGCACTCATCATACCGATGTCTTCCTTGCGGTACAACTTGCCTTGTGATAGCATTGTCTTGCAGAAGGGTCTTGAACTGCCTTTAGCAGTCTTTTTAGTACCCTTTACATACTTATACCTCACTTTGTATAATTCGGTGTCTTGTGTGCTATCCTGTGTAGCCGAAAGGTTTACCAATCCGTTGAGGTATCCCTCTACATCAAAGTCCTCTGGCTCATCCTCTCCTACGATTTCTGCATCAACGAGTTCCCACTCATCGGAAGGCTCATCCTCCCCCAAGTCAGCCAATGCATCTAACATCTCGTGGGCTAACTTGTCATCAAGAAAAGGGCGGCTATCAGCACTTGAGAGTTCCTCCTTTACATCTTCTTCAATGTCTGCTTGTAACTCTAATGGTTGTAGGGTCTTGAAGTAGACATTTAGTGATGCTCCGTTTACTGCCATTATATCATCAATAGCATCAAGAATCATCTCTTGGATAGGGCGTACAACCGTGTTGTGAAATAGAAGACTCGCAGTCTTCAACTCATCAGCATTATTACCCAAGCCTGTATTGTCCTTGATGCCCATCAGCATCGGTGAGGTAACTCTATGGGCTACCATCAACTTACGCATACTCTCATCCGCCAAGAATTGGTATTGCTCACTTGCATCACTCAACTGAACAGGCTCAATACTTGCAGCCATCTCCTTGTTGTCGTTAAACGCCAAGATGAACTTACCAGAGTTGCTTGAACCACTAAACTTTTGAATGATTCTACGCTCAATCAGTTCACGCTCCTCTTCAGTTGGTACACCATTGTTGAAGTTAATCAACATACTTGGTGACAAGCCGTTCTTAATGTTGTTGATGTGGTAGTTGGCTACCTCTTCCTCCAACTCGGCATAAGGGAGACCCCCTTGATAGTCTACAGGAGAGTAGTAGTAAAATCCACTACGATAAGGCTTGATGCAATAAATCTCAAGACCCTCACTCTTATCTCCATATCCAAAAGCTGGGATGCGTACAGGCTCAAAGCCTTTCTTACGAATCTTTGTCCAATCTTTAGAGTAGTAGTATCCTTCTA